TGACAGAACGCCAACCGGGACTCTTGAGCGACGCGGTCGCACTGAAGAACCGTGGGATACCCAATGCACAGATCTCGCGTGAACTGCACCGCCTGGGCTACAGGAACCGCGTAGGAGAGCAACTCTCCTGCACGGCTATCGCACGGATCCTCGCAGAGAGGGTTAGAGTTTGAACTGATTAGGCAGGTGAAACTGGAAGGCGCGTCGTGCGTCTTCAGAGAGTTCGGTCAGTCCTGCCTTGGCATGTGCTTTCGCCTGCTCGGCCTTGAGATTATTATCATCAGAGTTGACAAGATCCCAGATTGCCTTTGCTGCGAATTGCACGAGTTCTTTTGCGATTAGTGTTTCAAGTCCGGTCATTTCTTCTTCCGTATCTTAGTTCCATGTTTTGCTTTCCAGCGCTTGTAGATCTTGGGCTTATTGATTGCCAGATAAATGCGTTGTTTCCTTGATTTGAATGGCATCAGTAACTCCACGTCCAAGGTCTGTTCTCAGTAAGGTCGTCAAAATGGAGAAAGCGCTTTCTATGCGGGCCTTTTTGACTAACACCGATGCCGGTAATTCCATGCCTGAGTGCAATCTCCATCAACCGGATTGCTTCACTTCCTGAGATCAGAATATCAACGGCATGCCCGGTGGTATGTGGTCCATGATACCCGGTTTTTGATACTGTATTATTATACTCCGGCGCTCTGAATCCACTACTTGGATAGAGTGGCATCCCAAAGTCTTCCCGGATCAACTGGAGCTTCTCAAGAAACGCAGGATCCATCTCACATCGTCCTGTTCCACGGCACTTGAACTCATCGACCGTGAAGTTTTTTGTCAGATATTTATTCATATAATATATTCCGAAAAGCAATGGTGTCGCTAGCAGGAGTTCACGCCTTCTTATCCTCTTCGAGCAGAAGAGCCTTTCGACACACCTGGACGAGTTCGTTATCGACCTTCGATTCGGTCTGCTGCGCGAGGTGTTCGAGGATAGTGAGGATGAATTCTGCGACAAATTTCCTTGTGGTCAGTTTCTGGAATACCTGGGATACTATTTTCGCGCTCATTTCATTCCATTTGTTTCAATTCGTCGGGTCTCTTTATCCTCGTAATCGTTCAAGTTCTCTTGAGATGTTTTCGAGTTCGGCACGCTGTTCTGCGAGGTGTGAGTTTGTCTTTTCCACGAGGTCGAAGACACGCTCCTCGATCCGTATCCGGTCTGCCCGTGCCTCCTGAGTTGTTGTTTTAATCCACCATCCAAGGACAATCAGTCCAATTCCTGCGACTCCCTGGGAGAGGAGGATCTCTGCGATTTCATCGGCAGTTTCACCGGTCTGAGGTTCGATGACCGGCACCCTAGAGTAGGTGGGATCCCGGTACTCATCCAGGATGGTGTTTCCATGCGCGGTCGCACACCACCACAGAGTGAGGACCACCATAAGGTTTTTCATGCGACTCCCTGCATGGGTGTTTTGATCAACCTGTCGAGGTTCTGCACCTTGTTGGTCCTGCGCTGGAGTCCTTCGCCAGACGGTTGCCGGAAGGTCTGCTGGAGGCCAGGAGTGAGGCGACGATAGGCACCCTGGACTCCCATGATCTGTGAGACCAGCATCTGCTGTTTCACGGAGATTTTCTGGTGCCTCGTGGTTTCCTCAAGCGTTATCTTCCTGAGTTCATTCATCATCTCAGGATACACCTGCTCGAATGCCTCAACTGTTTTTGGTATTACAAACCCGGACGCAATCTGATCAGTCAGTACAAGCGGATTCTGGATTGCACGCATCACTGTTCTCCAGCGATAGAGTTCCTGTGCGCTCGGCTTGTAATCATCAGCGACAATCGTCTCTCCAACTGCCGAGGTTGGGATGTTGTCAAAGGCATACTGCATCGCACGCTGGCTTGTCTGAGTGATTGCCATTGCAGTCTCAGGTGCAACCAGACTGATGTCCTCAAGGCTATCTCCCAGCCGCACCACAAGGAGTTCCGGATCTCCCACGAGTTGTGAGATTTCATCAGTTTCCTGTTTGAAGGTCTCCTGTTCCTTCTCCTTTGATTTTTGTTTTCTACCCTTGATTTCTTCTGTGAATTTGACTCCCTCCTCCATTGCAGATCCTTCGATCTTTGCACCTCGTGCTGCCGCTTTTCCTGCTGCACCTGCCGGACGCATCATGCGGATGATTGAGCGTCGCATCTTATCCAGTGTTTTCACACGGACTTGATCGAGTTTCTGGATTGCATTGACTGCTTTCTGTGTGTAGCTTCCACCTGCCATGTCCTTCAGTTTGAACGAGGCGGCCCAATTCTCCTGCATCTCTGCAAGATTTCCTGACATCTTATCAATGGATTTCTGGAGATCGGACATACCCTCACGCATGATCAACCGGTCTTTTCCAAGCACCAGTTCATCCCAGGATTTCTGACGAAGTGCGCCGTGTCCGGTGAAGAAATCAATGATGTCATCAAAGGTTTGCACCTCGCCTCCACCTTCCGGAGTTCCGGAAACCATCCGCCGAAACTGCTCCGTCTGTGGATCCAAGCCTTCTGCAAGCGCACTTACTTTCTTCTGCTGTTCTACGAGTTCATTCATCACCTTCAGTTTCCGAGGAGATGAGGTTGCATGGAAGCGTCCACGCATGTCGAGAAAGTGGACTATTTTATTCTCATCAACATCAAAGACATATCGTCCAGTATTGTCTTCTCTCCGATAGGTAAAATTCTTCCGGAACATGTCTTGGAATGTCAGATAATCAGATGCAGTCCTGTTGATTCTACGTTGCAGAAGACCGGCTTCACCAAACACTTTTGGATTTTCAAGCAGAATTTTCAGTGGTCTCCGGATTTTCTGTGCAAGTTGGTTGACGGTTTCTGCTTCAGTGGGAACCAGATTTCGTCCATATTTCAGAAACGGATCAATCGCCTTCTTTTTGGTTGTATCCAAGATTTTGAAGACTTGAAATGCTGTCCGTGCATTCTCAATCTTAGAGAGCAATCCCTCCTTTTTCCCGACCGGCCCAAAGATTGCCTTCTCCATCTTTCTGATGCCAGTCTCATACATGTAAATATCCGGTTCTGCTCTCATGTCATCAATGACTGAGATGAACCGATAGACCATATCCTCCGCGGCATCTTTAACCGGTTGCACATCCTGTCCTTCCAGCATCTTCCGGATCTGTGCATATTTCTCTGTTCCGGTAAGCAACGACACAAAGCGTTGTGAGGTTGTGTACATTTTTTCAACAATATCCTTGAACCCGTTTTCTCCAGTTGCCAACTGCATCCTCTCGGATCCAGACGCAAATGCCCACTTCCTCAGCTTTTCTGCTTCCGGGTTCGCAGAGAAGAACTCATCCATCAGTTTTTTATCTGCACCTGTGAACCATGCCGCACCTCCTTTGACAGAATCCCATGTTGAGGATGCACCTGCGTCGAGCTTTTCCTTGATCGCACGTCCAAATCCTCCATGTGTGATCTTGCCTTTCTTATCTCTTGGTGCAAAACGTGTCACGTCCTCGCTACTCAAAATCCTCGGAAGTGGACGATGATCATTCACGGAGACCCTCACTCCTGCGGCTTGTGCGTTTTCCAGTGTGAGTCGTTTGAAATCCCGTGCCTGTCTTTCATTAGTTAAGTTCCGAAGCATCCGGTTTCTCGCAGAACGCTGGACGATCTCAGACCCTCCTCCGAGGAGCATGCCTCCGGCACCTCCGAGCAGCATGCCAACTCCAATGTTTCCAACGAATGCCTCTGCACTCATCTCCTTGTTTTCTAGGGCATCCTCAGAGATTGTTTCTCCGACTCCATAGAGTGCGCCTTCAACGGCACCTCCTAGCGCGAGTGGAGCAGCAGCACGTCCAAGTGTCCGCTTTCCTGCTTCTCCTGCAATCCTACGTCCGAGTGCTTTTGCTGCGACGCGCCCGGTTTGTGCAGTTGCACCTGTGACTCCTCGTCCTGCAATGAGCGCCAAGCGTGCAGCAGCGCCTGCACTCGACGCGGGTTCCGGCAGCAGCAGAGGCACCAACGCACCTGCGACCTCGGCAGTCGTGGAGAGTCCTGGTTGACGCTGCTCCAGTTCCCGGAGACGTTCTGCACTGACTCCAAGGGAGCGCCAGAGTGGATCAGAGAGTCCAAGCGAGAGTCCTCGTGCCGCACCAAAGACTCCGGCCTGCACTGGTGCGTCTCCATACGCATCCTCCAGACGTGCCTCCTCATCTGCTGCGGAGATGTCCTTCTGGAGTGCGTTGAAGAACTGAGAGGTTTTTTCTTGTGATGGGAATTTCCAGGAGTGATCGGTGATGATC